TCTCGCCATACGTTATTAGTTAAGCCAGTTGTTGAAGTTGTACCTGTTACAAGGTTCGTGTATTTGACCGAGTTGCCACTGCCTGTGTAAAGCGTAAGCCATCCGTATTCACCAGAAAAATCGTAATTGTAAGTGTAGGTTGATGGAGTTAGTAAGTAATTACCTAAGGCAGGATTTGCACCGTCTAAGTAAAATCCGTAGCCATCCAAACCAAAGTGAGTTTGAGTAGATCCAACTTGAATAAATGAGGTCGTAACTTTCTTGAATAGTTTTAAGCCAACGTTACACCATTGCGCACTCGGTGTTGCGGTAATTACGTTTGTAATGCTCTGAAGTGATGCGTGTGAAATGTACTCTCTAATGAACGGAGCGACATCGTAATATGTTGCAGGGTTATTTGAAGCAGGAATGAGTTTAGACAGCGTGTATTGAGGCGAGGCAGGCATTGAGCCTGTGCCGTTCCAAAGATAGATTTCTAATTTGGTTTCAATTTGCCCCGTTTCGTTTATTTCGATTATATACGGGCTTCTTGCGTTTATGTTAGCCATTTGATTTATTTATTTGATCTACTTGTTGATTGAATAACTTAATAGCATCCAGTCCGTATTTTTCTATCAGTTCGCCCGGCAGTTTCTTAAATGCGCTTTCAAAAGGCTTAGTAAAAAACAAACTCGGCTTCAATCCTCTTGCGTAAATGTTCTTGGCTATAATCTGAGAAATTGTTTTATAACTTCCTTTTTTATATTTGCCTTTTTCATCTCGCAGCCTGATGTTTTTTTTCCTTGCCCATTGCTCAATACTGGACGTGAATTTATCCCAAGTTCCTGCATGAGTTCCAGATCCAAACCTGTATTTGCTATTCGGTGCCTGCTGGCCTCGGATCCTTGCGTTCTTACTTACCTTGCTGGGATCAGCTCCCCTTACACCGGCATCCTGATACACCCCGTACTCCTCCATACTGAAGTTTATCGATATGGAGTTTGGCATTGCTTTTACAGTGCCTTGAATTGAATTATATAACTTGCTTGAAGATTTCTTTTTAAGGCGCGTGAGATTGCTTTTAGATTGACTAATTACATAGTCTCTAAACTTCTCTAACTCCTTCTGTACTTCAGTCTTCTGCATCCGTGTTTTCCTCCGCCTTAGCAGCAGCGTTCAAAATGTTTAATACAGGCACTCCAAATTTCATAGGCATTTCTGCGAGGATTGCTTCTAACTGCTTTACTTGTTCTTCATTTAACGTTATCATGGTTCGTGTTTTTACAGGATTGTAACTCCGATTGCTTGTGCAACATACTCATTCACGACGTTGTTGTCAGTTCCCCACGCTGCGAACTGCTCAGGTGTTAAATCGTAGTTGTCATCTGCTACTACTTTTCCGTCTTCAGTTAGGAGCTGCCAGTACGTTGTGCAAGTCGTTGCCTCGGTAGTAAAGTTAAGAACTAATACGGACATTTGCGTTGCCGTTCCCGCGTTAAGTGGGTATACAATTGGTTCAATTGCTACTCCTTGTGTTGGTTGTGTTTTCATATTTTTATTATTAAAGTGATACCCAAATTGTGCCGTTGAAAAAGTGCGGCAAGTTTAATGTTGTGTCGTATACGATTAGTCCCGCAGCGGGTGATGCGATTGCGTTGCGTTGTGTTGTGGTCATTCGTGGGGGAAGGAAGCCTTTTGTTGTGGAATCCATTTGTAATAGTGCTGAAGCATTCCTATTAGCTGAAACCCCTCCTAAATATATACCTAATGCACTACCATTATCAGTACCTAAATTTGCGCCTAAGGTAATATGTCCTAAACTATGTGTAATAAATCCACCATAAGAACTTGTAGCATAAGACGGATTGAAAGTAAAGTTTCTACTATTAGAAGATTCATTGATTGTAAATACATTACCCGTTCCACTCACCCTCGCAGTCCCGTTAACGTCAAGTCTAAAGCCAGCGTCTGTGGTGGTGTTGATTAGTACGTTGCCTGTTGATGAGACAATCCTCATACGTTCTACTGAGCCACTTCTTAATACAAAACGAATAGGTAAGTTTGAAATAAAATCGAAATTTCCACTATTTGAACTCGGACTAATTTGGTCAGTATTGCCACCAAAGTTCATCGTTGTTGCGTATGTTGTTTGACCCGTAAACCTCGCAGTACCATTGACGTCTAAACGGAAGCCTGCATCGGTAGCGGTATTTATTCCAATATTGTTCGTTGTTTCGTAGATTCTAACAATATCATTGGGTGCAGCAAGCGCGTTATTGTATATAAAGAAGCGATTTAAACCACCCGCTCGGGTGTAACCCATTTGAAACATTGAAGAGTTATTTACTCTTAAATCAATATATGCACTATTGCTACTCGCTCCAACTGCGTTCAAAGCAAAGATTGGAACAACCGAAGCCGTTCCCGTTAACCTATTTGTACCTATAATATCAAATAGATTGGTGGCATTATCCCAAAACAAGTTACCGCTTTGCTGCAACACATTCCCCGTACCTTGAAACAATACACGTCCTATTGTACCCGAAGCTATCGGTGTTGTGCCTATGGTTAAACCTGTTGCTGCGCTTGCAGATATTTCTACATATGTTGAGCCATCCCAACGATAGGTCTTGTTTGTGTCCTCAGCTATGTAGATTGTTTTTAACGCTCCTGAAGCAGGGAATGCGGCTAAATTAGCGTAGGTCTTGACCTGTGAGGGTACGTTTATATTTACTGCCATATCAAATTAATAGTTTGTGTGCTTAATGTTGGGTAAGTAGATGTTGCTACTTGTGTTCCGTCTATTTGTACGTTAAAGGTTGTGTCGGGGATTACGAATGTAGATCCAGAAGCTGCCGAGGCCGTATAACTCTCATCCGTGTTTTCAATTGTTACCGGCTGGCAATAAGGGCTATAAGCATCCGTATCGCAAATGGTCATTTCATTTGGTACCGTAATATCAAACGTCATGGTCCAACCTGCTAGGTTGTTTTCAAAACGCTCAGCAAAAGGTTCTAAATTAGCTTCACCTTCAATCTGTACTTTCTGATCCCAAAGTAAACCGGATTTCATCAGCTTGTAAGCTCTTAGTAAAACATCGTGCATTGCATTTAACGCATCTGTTTCGTTATCCATTCCGTAGAATTGGTCCGTATCTATTTGCTTACTGAAGTCAACGATATCCATTGCCAGAATGCTAACGTTATACGTTATTGCAAACTCCTGAGCTGTACTGGAGTTTACAATCATGTGGACCAGCGGAAAGATAGTTTTCTTGTTTAGATCAACAGAAAAGATATCTCCCTGAGTAACCTCATTGACTATCGGATCATTTTGAAAATGCCATTTTAATATATCTATTGCCGTATAATAGTTCATCGTCTTAGTTGTCTGTCAAGTTGTCGTTTTTCAATCTCGCCTTTTTGCTTTTCAAATGTGAGAAACGTGAGGCATTTAGTAAGTCGGAGCTTGGTAATTTCATCGTATCTTCCAACATCGCCCTTAGCGAGTGCATAAAGTGATTGATACCATCCCCACCGTTTGGCAAACTGAGTTGTTTCTGAAAAGTCCTCAAGGCTTCCGGGTTCTTCTTTATCTCCTTCTCCAAATAATTCAGAATAGCTGGATATAATTCTTTTCCTAAAGTCCAAAAAAAAAGCGATGCTGATACACAAACGTCCATTGGTGCGTATCGCATTAGATCCTGCATATCTGGGTTTGGGTTGTAATCCAGTATGTCGTATTTTTCTCCCTTTCGTCTTTTAATAGGCCTGTACATTACAGCCATTGCTTTATGGAAATTTTGCCAGTTGTTTAAACTTGCTTCCAGATCCACATACTCGCCAAACGTGATTTCTTCAAGCTCAGGAATAAATCCAAATTCCATGTCTCCAATTTTAAACGTGGTTTTAAACTTTGGCTTCTCAGCAAATAGTGTAGTAAAATGCGCTACAAGCTCATTTAAAGACGTTAGCTTGATTTTAACGATGTCCTTGAGGGTTATATCACAAAAGATTTCAATCATCTTCTGAGCGACAAATTCATCGTCATTGCTTTTTTCCTGCATAGAAATAAAACTTTGATAGCGTTTTAGGCTGATCTCGTTTAATGAAGTTGGTACATTCAGTTTTAATTCCATATCCTTATAACTTACTTTTTTAATTGTTGTTGCGCGTAATTATATGCCTCTCTGAGCATCACTAAATGGGTTCGTAATTTGGCTGCATCGTTGAAGATTATTTTAATCCGTCTTCCGGTACGCTGGTGTATGTACATTTCAACGTACACGCACATTGCTCTTGTGTAATCTTCTGCCATTATTTTATGTGATATACGCCTGCGTTTTTCCTTAGCCCTAAGGTTTCCATCTCGTGGTAACGTAAAGCATCAATAGCGTGATTATAATGGTCAATGGGCCTGTTTAATTTGGTTCCGTCTTTTGCCCGATCCCAGCAGTAAGCCCTCAGCTCTTTAATTAGGTTCGTGCTTTGCTTAGTTACCAAATACTCCTGCTGCTGCATTACATCAATCCCGTACTTAATAGAGTCATTGCCTTTAGTGGCTCCCTTTATCATTTTGCCGTACCTGCGTATCTCATCTATTGATTTAGGTTCTGAGCTATCTGCGTAAATAGTTACGCCTGCAGGAAGCCGCTTTGCTATGTCTGAGTTGAGCATGCCTGTTTGGTAAACAAGTTCGTTAACTATTCGCTTGCCATTCCAATTGTATATCTCGATGGCAGCTGTTGGATCATTAGTATATCCAAAGTCTAATCCTATGCCTATCAATCTCGCTTCAGCAGGTATCTGATCAATCTCTTTCCAGTTTTCAAATATCACACCCTCCAAAGATCCGACTTCTCCTAAACCATACACTCGCCACCAGTTTGCCCAGTAGTTGCTTGTAGCTGCCTTGTCGCGGTTCTTTTCTATCTGCTGAACAATTCCATTATCCAGCGCTTCGTTGTCCTTGTACGTTAAGATTATAAAGTCGGCATCCTTTTCTTCTTTCAGTTCCTTATGTACCCAGAACTCATTTGCAGGGTTAAAGTCCAAATAAACTTCCTTGTTTGTACGGATAGCAAGCTCGTTGTAACTTTCAAACGTTACATTGTTGCACTCGTTGATGTACAGGATATCCCTTCTGGCTCCACGCAATTTAGATGAGTCGTCTGCTGAGAAAAATTCAATATAACTTCCGTTCTTAAATCTGTATATGCGGTCTGATTTGTTGAACTGATCATCCGAGTATCTGTTTGTCCATCGCATGATTTTAATGAAGTCCTTTAATGCTCCACGCTTCAAATGCGGGATGCTCTCAGCTACAACGCTAACTTCTAAGTTAGGTATTTTTACTGCTCTATCAATTAGGATTGGCAGGATACCGAAGGTCTTGCCTGCTGATGTTCCTCCCTGTATAATCTTAATCCGTTTTTTCAGATTAAGTATCTTATTTATCGAGGTCGTCCGTTTGAACATCTGGGAATAAAGGTTGCTCTAATATTGTTTGTTCTACCTGCTGAATAGGCGCGCCATAGCCTGAGTCCATCAATGCTTTGTACGCAGTTACATCTCCTTCACGAGCCTTTTTAATCAACGCTAACGTCATTAAATCCTCTTGGCTCATAGTTTCCTGCTCTCCTGTTAATGGGTTCTTTAGCGATTGATTAACTTCTAACCACTTGCGGGCTATCGTGCTTCGGTTTAGCGATCCTTTTGGCCTTCCGTTAGGATTTCCGCTTTGGCCTTTTTTAAACGGTATTAAATCTTCTTTGCTCATTCTGTAATTGTTGTGTTTTTTTTATGGTCTTCACTTATAATCTTTGGTACTGCGTTATCCCATTTAATCGCATGATGCAATCTCATGTGCTTATCTCCCATTGGTTTTATATAACAAGACGAAGGGGAAAACATAACGGTGTAAAATGATTTAACGTATGTACCGGAATCCAGATAAAGCTCCGTCATTCCGCCTTTATTCTTTTGGGTTGTTTTTTGAGTTAACGATACGAAAGGTATAGTGCCCATCAGCAGCCCTTTACTTTGTTGATGAACGTATGTATTAACGTCCTCATTAATTCTACCTATAAATTGAAATGGCCTATCTATTGAACAGATAAAAGAGTTCATGCATTTTCTAAAGATAGTTGGTTTTTGCGCCATTTGATTATGTTTTCCTCCTATAAAGTCACCGCCTTGTGCCATTGATATTGTAGCAAAGTTCGTGTTTTTATAGAAATCCAATAAAGCTAAAATAACCGAGTCTAAATTATATATGCTGCTTGGCTTTTGTTTATCTTCAGTATATACTCTATAATCGAAGTTAGTATAGTCGTCGTCCATCTCCATGAAATATTTGATATTTCGTTTTTTAGCAATTTGGAAACAAGCATTTCGAGCGTATACAATAGCCCTGCGATCTTCAAAATTATCTGCCTCATCAAACGTAGCAGCAATTTCTTTTTTATTGAACATCTCCACATCTTCGTATTGATCAAAATACTCATCTGCCGAACTATCTTCGTTATCTATTACTATAATAATCTTACCGGTATATCCGTGTTTACGCAGCGACTTTACCGTATAAATACTATTAGGCCTGCCGTGGGTTAATATGAATATTGCAAACTCATCCATCTATCTCAGATAAATCATTAATTGTTTTGAATAACTGAACAAATCCTTTTTCAATAGCTTTATTATAATCAATAATAACCAAAGCATTGTTTTCGATTAGCTCCTGAACTTCTTTACTTGAGTGCGCGTAGTATTCAGCAATCAGTTTGTAATTAAATTCAATGTGACGGGCCGAACATATTTTTAAAAATTCCTTAATTCTTCCATCTATATCAGCCATGTCGATTTCAGATATCAATGAATTGTATTTATCAACGTTATATAATTCTGAAATCTTTGGCTCAGGGCCTTTCACTTCATATATTGGGCTGGTTATTTTAGTTGTGTAAATATCATCCTCTATTTTCTTTACAGGTAAATCCAGTCCCCAATGTTCTAATTTATCCTCATCCCATTCGTTTGCTATCATATCCCAGTCCCATTCACCAAAGCCTACATTATCCTTTACAATAAACTCCTTCTTTTGTTCTTCTGTGAGGTTTTCTGCTTTGACTATAAATACGTCTTTTAATCCGGCTTCTTTGCAGGCTTTTAAGCGCATGTTACCACCTAATACAATGTTATTCTCATCCACTACAATAGGACGTAGCTCAAGCATTTGAGGAAACTCCTGTATTGATTTGACTAACTTCTTAAATTTATCGTCTTTAATTAGACGTGGGTTGCTTGGGTTGTTCTTTACCTCTCCTATCTTTACCTTTTCTACTTTCATAAAGGGAATTTATGTGAGTCAATGTTTTTATAAGTTTTCTTAGTTCCTCCGCGTTCCGATCTAATCACTTCAAAAACTAATATACGGCCCCCAGTTGGTTTAACAGGTGCGCCTCTTTCAACGTGCCATCCCTTAGATCCATCTCCGTACTCTTCTTTATAAGTTCCTGTTAACATCATATGGATCTGTTTTTGTTCGTGTTTATATCCAGTCTGAGCATGAAAATTAACTGTATCTCTGGCATCATTACGGGCAGCGTTCTCATGAATGTGGCCCATTGTAAACACATCGAAATCCTCGTACATCTCCAAAGCTCGGGTTAAATTCAAAGCTCCTTTTGTAACTACACCGCCACCACCTGAGCCGTGAAAGTATTTTATTTTAAACGATGCTTCTACGTTAGTGTCATATTTTTGTCGTACAATAAGCCAGCCTCCATAACCTCCAGTCATTACTTGCGTGCCGCATTTGTAGTTTAGTAGATCAACAAACCTTTGCAATAAATCAGTTTCCTGCCATTTGATTACAGACGTCTCGTGATTACCGTAACCAATTACTGTAAGGATATCAGCGTAAGGGCTGAACCATTCAACGGCAGTTTCAACGATACTATCCAAGTATTTAGCATTGTTATGCTCTGGCCTGATATCTGACTTGTTACCTCTGCGATCACCTTTGCCCTGCATCAAACAGAAAAAGTCGCCATTTACCATTACAGGAATATTATTCGTCTTGCAGTAATCCAAATCTCGCTTCAGTAGATCCCAATCACATTTCGGGTTATCCCAATGCAAATCAGAAAGCATTGCTATCTGTACGCGCTTTCCTGTAAACTGGATCTCGTGTATATTCTTGGCGTGCTTCTTTACTATCATGCCTCGTAGGAGCTATAAACCGTCTGAAGGTCTTTTATAATCTGTATCCAGCAACTGGCGCAAGTGCTTGGCTCTTTACGCCTGTTAAATACTCTGGCATAAATCATTAATAACTGACGCTGTTCGGTAGGGCTTACGCTTGTTTTAGTCATTAATCCAATGTCAGTAAGGTAGTTGTATTCGTCTTCCTGTAGGCATTCTGCTCCGTAAGGGAATAACTTGTTTAAAGTTTCCTTTCGTTCATTACATCCGCAGTCGTCTCCTGCTATAAATTCAACCAGTTTCTTGATACCTGTTACCTCAGTAATCTGCTCAATGGTATCTCCTAATCCTTTTGCTTTTCTTGGTCTTGCCATGTCATTTAAATTAATTCAAAATCTTCGTTTATATAATCCTGCCAGTCTTCTCTCATGGCTTCGTTTATTTTTTCCTTGCATTTGTTAAGCGTTCTCCAAACGGAGCTGTGATCAATGCCGACTTCCGCTTCAATTTTACGCATACTGAAACCAGAATTTCGGTAAAGAATAAATAATTGTCGATCATATTCATCCCAGTTTTGCATTTCAGCTTTTATTTTGAGTTCAATACGTTCTAGAGCATCCAATCTTTCCGTGTTTTCCTGCGTTTTAACGACGTTTTGCACCGTCTCATATGGTATTAACTGCGTTGCCTCTTTTTTGTTGATTGTGAAGAACATATTGCGAAGCGTTACCCACATCAAAGCGCGGTTTATTTCTCCGTTTTCAAAGTATTTATCTGGATCTCCAATCTTCATGAGTTTAATGTAGCACTCCTGTACGATATCCTCTGGATTATCAGTACCGAATAAACGAACAATGGCCACCCATTCCTGATGATGAGCGGCCAATGCAGTAATCCAATGTTTGTTTTTTAATTCCAATCCAGTTCAAAGATAATGTTGAATAGCATAATTCCGATGCCTCCAGTTGAAATTAATAAGCCAAAACCAAAATGTTTATCAATGCGGATCTTGGCTCTGATGCGGCTAAATATTCGTTTCATAAGTCAAAAGTGTTTGTTTGTACTTTTTTATTCTATCAATGCCTCGGTTAATAGTATTTATTCTGTTATGCCATCTTTGGTAAAGCTCAGACATGAGGCCCATTTGTTGCAAAGCATTGATTGAAAAAAGTACCATTTCTTTACGTTTCTGCATTCTAGCCAGTAAATGATCAGCATCTTCAATAAACCCAATTACGTTGATATATTCCAATCCGTGTTTGTGTTCAGTTCTGGCTATCATCTCATCCAGCTCAATAATTTGACCTTTGCCATTACATTCATCGCATTGCAGTTCTCTGAAGTCCTGAGCAAATGGTTCATGGTTTCCAGTCGTTTCTTCTGTTATGTACCCGTTGCCTTCGCAGCAGGTACATTGTAAATAGTTAATTGCAATCATTGTTTTTGTTTTTAGTGTTGGCCAAATATAATAATAATTTTAATTATAATACATTTTTTAAATAATTTGCTAATTTTTGTAAAGTGGTTGCAGATAGATTTTTGCCTCTGAGAAATAAAAATAAATTTGATTGATACATTTTAGCTTCTACGCTAAATGCCGTCAATGTCTTTCCGCTTTTTTCTAAGTGCTGAACCAAAGCGGCCCGAACTATCTCGGTACCGCTTGCGATTGTTTCTAATTGTTTTCTGCTCATCTTAAAAAGGTAGATCGTCGTCAATACTATCTCCAACTGGTCTACGTTCTTCAGTTGCAGGAACATACGGCTCGCTGAATGAAGCTGAAAAGAATTTACCAGTTTTGCCTTCTTTTACCCAAAGAGCAACCTCCATTTCTTTGCCGTTGACGTTTACCTTACCTCTGTAGTCCGGATGGTTTGCGCTTACTTTTTTATCGTTTTTAAAGATTGCGCCTGAATTTAACTTGTTTTCCATTATAAATTATATATTAAATTGATTACTAAAATAATTGCGATAACTGTCACCAGTATCATTGTTGCTATTGCTGCGCAGTATTCGTTTCGCTCTTTTTGGTTGTGGCTCATGATGTGAAGATTAAATATCCTATTGCTACTCCTGCCAGAACATGAAGGATTTTCTCGTATGTTTTCATAAATCAAAATATATATCATTAATATCCATTGCTTCTCTGAGCATATCGCGGCACTTGTTGTATGCTTCAATCTCGCAGTCCGTTGCCTCTCGGCTTGCGATGTATCCGTGTTTTACTATGCCTCGCAGTTCTTGGTCAAGTTTCCACATTGCGCCCTGCCATCGCTCAGAATTTAACGCTTGGATTGCTTCGTTTTTGTCGTCGTATTCTATTGTGATTTTCATTGTTTTTGTTGTTTAAAGGTTTTACATTTCGTGTTTAGATATGTGGCAATTTTTACCCCTTATCCTTGTCCATATTGTACAATTCAATGATGGCATCCTTTTGGTTTTGCTTCATTGCTTCTCGGTAGCCTTCGCTAAAGCTCTTAACTTTCTCAAGGCTTATCTCTTTACGGATGCGCTCAAGGTACAACGTGAAGTCCATAGCCTCCTCCTGAGCGTGATTTATCCAATCAAAAATAGTCAGGTCTTCTCGGTCTAAGGTTACTCCGTATTTTCGTAGTCCAGTTGCTGAGCGTTCAGCAAACTTCGCCATCACGGATAAAACTATTTGGTCTTTTACTTCTTGGTTCATTGTTCCGTGTTTTTAAATTCATCTAACTGCTCTTGTAGTAAGTTAATATTAACTTTTAGTTGTTGGTTCTCCCGATTGGCTGCCCTTACTTGTTGCTCATGCCTTTCTATTCTTTGCCTATAATATGTCGCCTCCTGCAATGCCTTTTCGTACCTGTTGAGAATTTCTCTTATAATCATTTCTTTCATCATTTCATAAGTTCGTTATAATATGCTCTGGCAATCTGTATCTTTTCCTTTACCGTACTGATTACATGATCATCGTAATCAATCTCAAAAATCTTTACTCTTTCGTCTTTTGGTATGTGATCAAAATTGTGCTGGGCTTCTACGTAATCGCGGACCTCTTGGCTTTCTCCGATCAGGTTCTGTTTCCAGTGCTCCCTGCGAATTTCATCCTCCAAAATTAAGTAAGGTGTATTGATTAGGCAGTAAGTTACTTTGGCCTTTTTACGGCCAGTGAGCCACATATAAGCCTGCATTTGCCAGTAATAATCTTTGTTCGGCAATTCAGACTCAAACCACGGAAACGTATTCGCGTTCCAGCTCACCTTGGTATCGATTATTAAATCATTTGTAATTACGTCCGGAGTTCCTTTAACAAAATCGTTAGTAAATTTATCTTCGTTTTTATGCAAGAAACCAAGATCTAAAACTTCAGCGACTAATTGTATTGCCTCATCTTCTGTTTGGTGTCCTTTATCTGTATATCTGGAATTAAATTCTTTATATATACCGTACTTGTCTTGTAATACGACTTCTTGAATGTAACTCTTTGCGGTTTGGGAAAGTGCCTCCCCAGCTTTACGCGAGGAGGTCATTATCTTTCCTAAGGAGCTTGCTCTTACTTTCATTAGTATCTAAGGCTAATTTTGTTACGACTCTTGTAATTGTAGATATCTTCAATAAGAGTTTTGTATTGCTCTCTATTTGCGCAATCAACTAACGCAGTAGGTTGTATTCTTAGCTTGTGCATAAACTCGTTGAAATCAAATAATTCGTGTTTAAATAGCATCGCCATAGTTCCAACAAATCCGGATCTATTATATCCAAGATAGTACGTTTTAATCATTCTGATCTTGTTTGCCCAATCCTGCGCAATATCTAAATCTTTACATTTCCATTGGCCGTTTTCAAATGGCTTCTGGCCGTTGCTTGTAGTTCCGCTATTTACTGAATTGTTTGAGCATAAAGCAATACAATCATTTAATCCAAAATCATCGTTTTTATCGTAAAATGACTTGATCATCATGTAATCTTTTAAGCCCATGTTTGCGTAGCCTTCCATGAAATCCCTTTTAGTCCAGTTCTTTTGGTTTAGGTTTAGCGTATGAACGTCCTCCAGATTGTAGCCTTCTACAATAATATAGTAAACAAATGATCCGGTTTCTTTGGCTGCCATTAATCGGTGCTGGCCATCAATTACTTCCATGTTTTCGTTTACCAAAATTGGATTGCACTTCATGCCGTAAGCTCGGATTGAATCCGCTAAGCGGCTAACGTGCATTAAGTTCGGTACTCTGTTACCTTCAATTGTTTTAAAGATTGACAAATCAAAGGTTTTGTAAACTTTGTTTGCTTCTGTTTGCACTTGACTACTCTTATTCGTCATTGGTGCGGTTTGCATGTTAAACATATATATTAAATTAAACTGTTACTAATTAAACTTCAGAGAGCGTTAATTATATCTAATTGGCCCTCAGTAAGAGCAAATGATGCCTGTAATTTATCTTTGGTATATTCGCCTTTTGCTATGGCAGTTACTGCGGCCTGAAAGCGTTTCTGATCAATCTCCGGTAGTTTCTTTTCTTTCTTAACTTGCTCTCCTGCTGCGTCTGTATCTTTATCCGTTACAAGGCCCAGCGCCGAACTCAAAGCGTAGCGACGGTAGTACGTTACACCCGATCCGAAGCTCTGGTAATCATTCATACCCTTAAGCGTTACGGCAGGAATTTCAATACGGCTTTCCATTGTCTCTCCTGAGTCAACGTGATAAATCAAAGTGTCCAAATAATTAGCTCCGTCTTTTGAGTTGAGCAGTTGAGTAAAGCCTAATCCGTGCTTAGATAAAAGCGGATTGATTTTGTCAAAGATTGCAGGAAGATCAGCATAAGAATATCCGAACCCTTGCGTCCCTTTAAAAATTACCGGTACCTCTTGCTGGAATGCTGCCAGCGACTTAAATAGATGTTTCATTGTTTTTTGTTTTTTGTGTTATTACTTGTATTAATTCTTTTTCGATTAGTTCTGTTCTTTCTTCTCTGGCTTTTAATACCAGCTCAATAATAAAAGGAAGATCAGTATAAAGCGTTTCGCAGTCAATAATTACGGTTCTGTTTTCAGATACTAAATGCAGTTCTCCGTTTGCTTCAAATATTGTATGCGTATCCGGTAGGTATGTATATTTCATGGCGCCCAATATTAATACTTTAACTTGAGCGCTTCGATTTTCATTTTGTAGCTTTCAATTGCTTTTTTGCAATTTTCTACATAACCTTTTTGAAATGTAAAAGCTGCTGAAATTTGGGCTTCTAATCTCTTGATGTTTTCCTGTAATAATGTAATTTGATTTTGCATTGTGTTTTTGTTTTAGTGTTAATTATAGAACAAATATAATATTATTTTTTAATATAAAAACAATCCAAAGAAAAAAAATTAACTTTTTTCTAAATCTTTTATTTTCAGCTTGTACTTTGCGATCAGTTCACGCAGTTCTTCCCGTGAATACTTTGCTGCTTTATGTGTGTTTTCATGCAAATTCATTAATCTTTCTCCTCCGATTCTTTGCTCAATTCCAATTTGATACTGGATTAGGTTTCCGTGTTTCCATTGGTTGCAGGCTACGCATTGTCCGTGTACGTTATCCTCGTCAAATGTTACTGCCTTATGTCCTCCAGAACTGAAATAATGCCCGGCATCAAATTTGTTTTCCAGCTTTGAGCCACAACTGATGCAAGGTTGATCTTTATCTCGGATCCTGATAAACTTATTGAAAACTATCTGCGCTGCCTTCATTAATTCTTGCACAGTTTCAATATCGGACTGCATTTTCTTTTTCGTCTTTTTCCAGTTCTGATCTTTTGCATCAGCTACCCATGCTTTAACGCACTCAGGTTCTAAACAAAACTTTTGGTTAAATCGCACCTGATTGAACTTCTGTTTGCAGTTTTTACAACGCACAATCCTTATATTTTAATTCGTCTTTTAATTGCTTAGCCTGCTCCAAAAGTAAAATATTTCTGCGGGCCAGTTCTGAGTTTTCCCTGCTCAATGCAATAATATGATCAGATAGCTGCGTAAAGCTATCGTAAGCCTCCAGAAGTTCCTGCTCTGATTTCTTGGCTCCGTTGATATAATCCAATGCAGTAGGCCTTTCCTTTTCAATCTTCTCGCGGCCAAACTTAATGCGCTGGTAAATGCTCCAGATGTTTGCTTTTGTCTTTATTATTCTTAGTGAAATATCCATTTTAAAAAGGTGTTTGGTTAGACATTCTGCGCAGTTTCTCGCTGCTTGATAAAATTTCTCCGTCTTTTGGTAATTCCATTTTTGCCTGCTTTGGCGGTTTAGCTCGGTAGTTTTTTAGCGGATCAGTACCGTTAATTTCAAAACCAATCCCCGAGTTAAAATTACAAATAACTGGCTCATTTAGTAACGTGTGCTTTCCGCCGGTTTCCGTGTCCTTGACTTTTTCGACATTAATCCATGTTGAGTACTTCCATTCTGGGTGTTTAATCAATCGGTGTATTACAAACATATCATCGCAGCGGTTCAAAAAGGCTTTTCCTCCTTCAATGTGATCCTTCAAAGGCGGCTTCAAATGCCCTTTCCATTCACCTTCTTGGTACAAATTTGCGTTCCTGCCAGACTCCGTGTTTGGGTGCGTATTGATATAAATTGTTTTTCCAGTGCTATTGACAAATTGGCGCGCTGCATTCATAAAGTTATAGTTACCTTCAAAGCTCATTTGGCGATCGAGGCCTGTAAATGGATCAATAAGGCAAACATCAGCCTCAGACTCTACAAATAAATCGAATAATGCTTCTGGTTTATAAAGTTTTGAGTTATCGATAAACGTAAAGAACTGCTCAATGTAGGCTGTATGCCTGTGGATCTCATCGTAGCTTAATTGCTTAAATGGCTTGCCTGAGTACATCTGTACCATATCGCGCAGGATCTGGCCCTTTTGATTTTCTCCAGACCATAAACAGAATGTTAATCCGTGTTGCAGCGCGAGGTTTAAAAAGTACCAATTAATCCAATATGTTTTACCTACGTTATCATGGCCCAGAATTATATTTACTTGCTTAGGTTTAAACTTTAAATGCTCATCAATAAAGCAGCCTATTCCTAAACCTTGTTTAATATTGCCGTCTTTATAATCCAGCAGGTACTGGAGTGCATCACCCTTGTTTTTTAGCATAACGTTTTAGTATTTGTAGTTCCTTTGGTTCAGTGTCGTCGCTAAAATTACCAAACTTATTTTTATTCTTATCCCAGTTGATCAATCTTCTTTCTACACCGAAAGCCTTTTCCTTTTCAAAACGCATCTTCCGATCAGTAGGTCCATGTTCAGTCCAATAGGCATAAAACTCGTTTAGCATAGCTTTACCATACAAATCTAAATAAGGTTTTAATGATGCAGCAAACTGTTGTTTGCGTTCTTCTATATTATATTCTTTTACTTTCTCTTTCTCTTTTACTTGTACCGAAGGGCCTTGGCTACCCCCTTGCG